GCGGGATTACTACAGCAAAAGCGATCTGCGGATCACGCTCTCGGCCACGGAAAAAACGGACAAATGGGAAGCGGCGCTCTATCTCGGGCTGCAATCCCTGACCGCCCGGCTGCTCGGGAAAGAATTCAAGACCAGCGGCGGGTCGGTTTTGAAAATCGAACGCTGCCTGATCGACGCCCGCTGGGGTCCGGGCACGCGCATCGTCAAGAAATTCTGCCGCGAGTCACCCTTCGCCTCGATCATCACCCCCAGCTTCGGCGAGGGTGTGACCGCCCGCAATCTGCCTTTCGGGCATTACCGGAAGAAGCCGGGCGATCGGATCGGAACCGAATGGCGCATGCCCAACCCCGACGCGGGAAGCATCCGCCACGTGGTTTACGACACGAACTTCTGGAAGTCGTTCTTCCTCTCACGCCTGGCGCAGCCGGCGGGGGAGGGGAGCTGGACGATCTTCGGCGGCAAACAGGACCACCAGCTCCTGATCGACCACCTGCTGGCCGAAACGGCCATCCCCATCACCGGACGCGGGCGCACGGTCATGGAGTGGAAGATCAAGCCGGGGGATCCGGATAACGAGGGGCTCGACGCCTTCACCGGCTGCTGCGTGGCGGCGTCGATGTGCGGGGCTTCGCTCTCGGAAATGCCGGATGACACGCCGAAACGGAAGGTCACCTCATTCGCGGAACTGGAGCGGGCCGCCGCCGCGGCGGCGGGCAAGGAGAAGAATAAATGGCAGACCTGATCCCGAGCATTAACACCAACGCCAACGCGCCGCTCAGCGCCGAGCAGGATGGCCTGCGCGCTGAGCAGCAGCCGATCGCGGCGCAGATCCTCGCCGACCGGTACATCAAGGCCAATACGCCGACGCCCACCGGACTGCCCGGGCGCACGCTCCGGCTGAAGCCGGGGAATAATGCGGACTGGGACGTCTATGGGGACTGATCATGCCAACGGCCGTCCCTAATTGGAATCCGCCGGCACTCGCCGCGGCATTGGGGGCGCGGCCCCGCGGCAATAATGCCGCGGCGCTGGCGCCGATCGGGAAGAGTGCGCCATCCCAAAACCGGCCGGCCATCAAGGCGGCGCGCTTCGATAACCAGCTCACCACCGAAGAGAACCGGGAACTCTGGGCCTTTTCCGATCTGCTCAGCGTCGATGCCCAGGCGAATTTCATGGTGCGGCGAACCCTCCGCATGAGGGGTCGATACGCCTACCACAACAACCCGTTCATGATGGGGGCGTCCAACCGGCTATCCAAATTCGTGATCGGGTCCGGGCCCCGCCTGCACATGGCGAGCGACAACGATAATTATAACGACGTCCTCGAAGCGCGTTTCGCGCGCTGGGCCCGGGAAGTGAAGCTGGCCCGGAAGCTGCGAACCAGCCGGACGGCGCGATGCTACAACGGCGAGGGGTTCAATCTCCTCCGCACCAATCCGAAAATTAAGGACCCCGTCAAGCTGGACGTCTTCGAGATCGAAGCGGACCAGGTCAGCAGCCCGCTCTTTGGTCTGCTGCCGGCACAGTTCCCCGACCAATGGTTCGACGGCGTGGTTTTGGACCCCTGGGGAAACCCGGAAGTCTACCATGTCCTCCGCCAGCATCCCGGCGCGTTCGGGGCGTTCATCGTCATGGGTTATGAATACGACCCGTGGCCGGCACGCTACGTTCTCCACGATTTTGCGCGGATGCGGCCGGCACAGCAGCGGGGAATCCCGGAATTCACTCCCGCGCTGGATCTGCTCGAAGAAGCCCGTCGCTTCCGCAAGGCCGTGCAAGCGGCCGCTGAAACGGCCGCCGATTGGGTGGGCTCCATTGAAACCCTGGAAGCGGCGGCGGGGAATACGGCGCTGGGGGAGGGCGAGTCCGTGCCCGTTCGGCGACGGTCGCTTCGCGTGATGCCCCAAGGGTACACGATGAAGATGAATAAGTCGGAGCAGCCGACTCAGACGTACAGCGATTACATCCTTTCGCTGCTGGTCGAGGCCAGCCAGATTTTGGATATGCCGTTGTTCATCATGACCGGCGACGCACGCCTGGCCAACATGAGCAGCGCCTACGTCGCCACCCAGTCGTTCATCAAATCCGTCCAGACCGACCGCGACGAATACGGCATCCTTCTGGACAAGATTTTCGACGAGTGGCACGCCGAAGCCAAGCGGATCCCGGGATTCCTGCCCAAGGACGAACCGGACAACCTCGACCACTCCTGGCGCTGGGACCGGATCAGCAAACACGCCGACCCGCAGAAAATGGCCCAATCGATCCGCCTGGAACTGCAAAACGGCAAAGCGCCGTCAATCGTCTATTCCGATGAGGGGCTGGACTTCGATGAGAACGTCGCGCGCGGAGCGGCGGACTATGGAGTCACGGATAGCGAATTTCGGGCGTCGCTCTTCCAATCGATCATGGCCCAACGCGGCAACCCGCCGCCGATCTCCGAGCAGCCGGGGACGGGCTCGGATAATGCGCCGGATCAGGACCCGAATGAGCTGAACGAAGAAGGGGAAGAATAACCGCGGCGTCGGCCGCGGAAATTCGAAATTCGAATGTCGCCACGGGCGACCCGCTGTGGCGGGACGAACATCGAATCCCGGCGCGCCGGGGACGAAATTCGAATGAGGGGATGGGCCGCGATAGCGCCAAGTCGAAGACCGGCCGCGGGGGCGGTTAGGGGTTTTTAATCGTCCGGATGATCAGGCGATCGCGCGCCCGACCCGCGGCGGCGCCGAGTCGACGCATCCGCTTGGACTGCTTTTCGAGCAGGCAGGCATCGCAAATTCTTCTCTGCGGATCGAACGGCTCGAAACAGGGGCGTCCGCATTTTTTGCATTCGATGATTGCTGGCTTTTCACCGGGCACGAGCCCCATTTTTATGAAACTTCGCCTCAATCGCAAGGGGCTGGTCTGCCTGCATGACCTGATCAAATCGGGCCAGTATGTGGACAAGCCCTGGTCGTTCTCCGCCGCCGACTCCGACGCCCTCCTGGGCGACGGTGAGAACTGGGCAGAATACGCGCGATGGTTCCTGGGCACCGATCCCACGGCGAAATCGGAAACCAAGGCCTATTGGGCCTATCCGTTCGGCAAGGGGGACAAGGTCTACCTCTCCGCCCTGCGCGACATCGCCAGCCGAGCCACGGCCAACGGCGATGTCGATATCGCCGAGGCCGCCAGCGAAGCATTGGAGGGGGCGGAGGACAAAAACGCGGATAACAAACTCGCCAGCGGCGAGGCATGCGATCTGGACATCGCCTTCACCGCCCCCGTCGACATCCAGGCGGCCGCCGGCAAGACGCCGCCGGCGTTCATGATGGACGCCTATACCGGCGGCCCCATGGAACTGGATGGCTGGGATTACCCGGTCGTCGTGGATTACGACGGGATGAATCTGACGGCCAAGAGCCGGCCCATCCTCCGCGATCACAATCCCGAAAAACCGCTGGGGCATTCCACCAAGCTCTATGTCGAAGACGGAGTGTTCAAAGCGCAGGGACTGATCAGCGCCAGCGGTCCGCATGTGGACGAAGTGGTCGCCAGCGCCAAAAACAAGTTCCCCTGGCAGGCGTCGATCGGGGCGAAAGTTCTCAAAAATCAATTCGTGCCGGAAGGCCAGTCGGCCCGGGCTAACGGCAAATCGTTCGACGGGCCTATCAATATCGCGCGGAAAACGTTGCTGCGCGAGATCAGCTTTCTGTCACTCGGAGCGGACGACGATACGTCCGCCACAATCGCGGCCAGAGCCGCAGGAGATTCTGCCATGAAATTCAAAGCCTGGATGAAGGCTCGCGGCCTGCAATGCGATGGCTTGGACGCCACGTCGCTCAAATGCGCCCGCGATTTGTTCCGCGCATCCGTGAAGGATGGGTCGTTCGACGCCGACGACGGCGCGGATGACGACAAGAAACCAACCGAGGCGGCCGCCGCGGAGCTGGATATTCAAGCCGCCGCCGCCGCAACCTCCGCCAACCAAATCGCGGCGGGGATGGCCGCAGCGCGGAACCAAGCCACCGCCGAATCCGTTCTGGCGGATATCAACGCCAGGGCCCTGGCCAACGTCGAGCGCCTCGACGCGATCAATGCCGCACTCGACCAATATCGGGATCAGATCGAGCCTGAAACCTTCAAGGAGATTCGCGCCAAGGCCTTTACCGGCAAGCTGGACCAGAACGGCGTCGAGCTGGCCCTGATCAAGGCGGCGCGGCCCAATCCCAATACGCCCAACGGCGCATTCGGCATCAATACCGGACGCGGCGGACAGGCGGACGGCACGATCATCGCCGCGGCCGCGGCCCGGTCCCTGGGCTGCTCGGAAAAGGCGGCATTCGCCGGACTCAATGAGCAGCAGGGGAACATCGCCGCCAGCCTGCGAATCGGTGCCAGCATCCATTCCATTATCGCGGCCTGCGCGCCGCAGGTGGGGATGCATGCGGCCGCCGGCGGCATCGACCGGGATTTCCTGGACGATTACCTCCGCAAGGACCGCGAATCGCATCGCCGGCAGATTCAGGCGGCCAAGGCGTCCGGAGTCATCTTCGCCAGCGTCTCCTCCGGATTCTCCACGATGTCCCTTACGGGCATCACGGAGAACATCCAGAACAAGATGATGCTGGAAGCCTATGCCCTGCAGGCCACGGTCGGCGGGGACATTTGCTTTGACCGCGACACCAACGACTTCAAAGCCTTTAAGGTCTATCGCCTAACCGCCAGCGGCGATTTTGAGCAGATCACCTCCGCCGGCGAGATCGCGGCCATCAGCCTCCAGGATGCCAGCTACAGCAACCAGGTGGTCAACCGGGGCGCGTTGCTGGTCCTGACCTACGAGAACATCCTGAACGACGATATGGGCGCTTTGGCCCAATCGTCCCAGATCCTCGGACGCAAGGCGTCGCTCAATCTGGAAAAGCTGACGATCGCCACCTTCCTCAGCGGGTTGAGCACGGTTGCGCCAGGTCCGTCCATCGGGAAGGCCGCCAACGCGTTTAATTTCTGGTCGGCCGGCGCGGCCAATTACCTCAGCGGCGGCTCCTCCGCCCTGGGCATCACCTCACTCACCAGCGCGGTGACCAAATTCCTGCAGCAGGTGGACGACAACGGCGATCCGATCGGGCTGATGCCCGACCGGCTCCTGGTCTGCCCGGAACTGAAGGCCACCGCCGAAAACCTCTTCAACGGCGCGAACCTGACCGTCTCCGCCCTGGCCACTCCCGCCAGCACTTCGGGATCCGCCGCGGCTCAGGCGGCTTCGCAGACCGTCAATCTGAACCAGCACAAGGGACTCTACCGCCCGCTGGTCAGCCCCTTCCTGGGCGGGGTTTCCAAGGTGACCGGCGCCAGCGCCACGCAATGGGCGCTGCTCACCAACCCCACCGGCGGCTCGGCAACCGTCCAGCGCGGATTCCTGCGCGGGCAACGCTCGCCCATGATCCGCCAAGTGGACACCGACGCCAACGTCGTGGGACTGGCCTTCCAGGTGCTCTTCCCGTTCGGGACGGCATTGCTGGATTGGCGCACGGGCGTCTACTCCGCGGGCCAATAACCCGCAGTCCGCGCTTAAAGCGATCGCTCGCCGGCGGCGGCGCATCACGCCGCCGCCGGCCATACGAAATTCCCCGGGGTACCGGGTTAACCCCCAGTCTCCAATGCGGTACTCGGCATTGGAGGATTTGAGGATTTGCCATGAACTTCAATCCTGTTACGTCGAACATCAAGGGCAGCGGCCGCGTCCAGGCCATCGATTACGTTTCGTCCGGCGGCAATAACGCCGGCGACGTGGTGGTGGTCAACGGATTGCTCTACTTCTGCATCACCGATATCGCCGCCGGAGCCCGCGGCTCGGTCGCCCTTGAGGGCGGAGTCTGGGCCGGGGCCAAGGATACGACCGTCTGGACCATCGGACAGCGGATCTATTGGAATCCCACCGGCAACCCCAACGTCGGCACCGCCGGTACCGGCGCGTTCACCAACGCCTACGCGGCCGGCTACATCTTCGCCGGCATCTGCGTGCTCAGTAAAGATACCGGTCTGCCGGCCGCGACCGGCGATCAATACGGCTACTTCGCCAAACTCAACGGCAGCAACTCCAATCTGAAGACCGTCGCCAACCAGGTTACCACGGTCACCGGGTCCGACACGATCGTCACGGGGCTAACTGTCGTCGTCGCGGCAATCGCCAACCTGGATAGCGCGCCCGTGCTCACCTGCGATCGAGCAACCGCGTCGATCGGCAACCAAGCCGGCGCTCCGGCCGCCGGCAGCATCCTGATTCAAACCTGGATGCCCACCAGCAACAGCAACCCGACGCCCATCGAAGCGACCACGTTCTCAAAGAATGTGAACTATGTCGCGGTGGGATACTAAACCCTCTCCGTCGCCATCCCGATTGACCGGGAACTTTTCGCGATGGAGGCCTGGGAGTGGTGCGTGGACCAGTTGAATTCAGCCGCCAACTGGCTGGAATCGGTGCGGCTCCAATCGGAGTCGACGCCGGCAACCTACGTGCGCGCGGGAATCTCCCAATCGCCGCAGGTGAATGTCACCTGGGGGGCGACGCGGTCGGAAGTGGAAATCTCGGAGGGCATCGGCGTCCGTGCCCAGGTGCGCGACGCACTGGTCTCTCTGGCCGATCTCGTCGCCACCGGGATGAACCCGCCTTTCCCAAAGAGCGGCGATCGCATCGTCATGGCCGGAGCCCCCGCCTACCAGGTCATGGAACTGGGAACCGAAGGGGCATGGCGGTGGAGCGATAACCTGCGCACCCGGCTGAGGGTCCACCTCAAAGAGGTGGGGAGTTAAGCGGGGGGGCGGTGCGAAATTCGAAATTCGAACCCCAAAATTCGAATTTGGAACATTGGATTTTCATTCGAGGTTCGAGGTTCGAATTTCGAATTTAAGGCTATGGCGAAGCCATGAGCACCGTTTATTTTCCCTTCTTCGTGCCTTCCGGGCCGCAGGTGATGTCGGGGACCTATATCACCGACGTCGCCGACGCCGTGGTCGCCGATCTGAACGCCATCAACTGGGCGGCACTCGTGCCGTCTTCGTTTGTGCCATCCTATACCGCCGAACGACTCTATGTCCCCATCAAGAACGACGAGGAACTGGCGTCGTCCGACGAACTGACCGTCCTGGTGCGATCGCCGATCGAAGATGAATTTTTGCTGGACGCCATCAGCGGCGAGGAAACCAGCGAAGAAGTGGTCGTGGCCGTCGGCGTCATCCAGCACCTGCCCGACTCGGTCGATTTCGAAAACCCGGCCACCTGCAAGCCTCTGGACGTGCTGGTGGCCCTGA